ATCCAAGACGTAGGCGAGAAGCTCGCCAAGTACGCTGACGTCATCAAGTTCATCTCCAAGGGCAACCACGAGACGAACATCGAGAAGCGTATGATGGTATCTCCCATCGACCGCGTGGCTCAAATCATCAACTCGCACGGCGGACACGTCGAGGTGGGAGGCTACGCCGGGTGGCTATGCGTCACGGCTAGCAGGAACGGCTCAAGCAGCCAACGCTTCAACGTCCACTACCACCACGGGTATGGGGGAGGGGCGAAGCGTTCCAAGGGAATCCTTGGGGCGGACATCGACCAGAAAGACTTCCCAGACGCCGACCTCATCCTTCGCGGACACGACCACCAGAAGTGGCATCTCCCCGTGACCATCGACCGAATCAACCAGAAGATGAACCTGGAGCAGAAGACCGTCCACCACCTACGGCTGGGAAGCTACAAGAAGCTCGGGGATAGGTACGCGGGGTGGGCTACCGAAAAGAACTTCGCCACCCCACGCCTAGGGGGATGGTGGGCTACCCTACAAGAGAGAAGCGACAAGTACCTATGGAGCGTAAGAGAAGCCGTATAGAGAACGAACAGGTGGACAAGAAGGTGAACCCATGGCTCGCCATGGCTATGGCCCTAGACGTCTCTCAAATCTTCAAGGAGAAGGGAGACCTCCGTAGGTGGTCAGCGAAGCGAACGATAGGCGGGGCTATTATCCTTGAGGCTCTTTGGCAGATACACGAGAACGGGTTATCTTGGCCGGGGATTGTACTCTGTCTGGTAGGAATCACTCCCCTGTGTGTGTCCTTTTTTGAAAGGAAGTAGATTTTTGTTTGATTACTGGAAGCCCTCTGAAACGTCAGGGGGTTTCTTTTTTTGCAAAAAAATTTGGTTTTAAATAGAACTTTGTTTTACCTTGCCCCCAAGTTCAAACATCAAACACACACCATGGACAAGAAAAGAATCCAACGACTTTGTGAGGAGTTCCTCCGCGACGAGGACAAGCTCACTCCCGCCTTCGCCGTCGGCGTGGCACGCGCCTCCTTCCGTCTCATCCTTGAAGAATTGCAAAATGCTGAAGCCTAACGGAGTCTCTCACACGGTCTACCCTGACCAGCCCGCCGAATCGTTCAACGACTGGACGGCCAACTTCACCCGCCAAGAGGTAGCCCGCGACGCGGACGACTTCAAGCGTAAGTTCGACTCCCTCTGGGACGCCTTCAAGAAATCAATCCAGAACCAATGAACGACGATATGCTCCACGTCAGTTGGTCTCCAACCAACGAAGACAACGAAGCCGACGAGTCACGCTACCTCGAAGCACGCTATCCTGACGAACTCTACAACGGCCAGCTCTCACAAAAGATAGAGGACTTGGTAGAGTCTGCCCTATGGGATGAGCAGACCAAGCACGAGTTCCACTGCGCCCTTCCCGTTGACATGAGCAACGGAGAGATGCTTGACGTTATCGAGTACCTCTGGGACTATCAACCGAAGACCCCGTTCTCGGAAGTCAAGAACCCCTCACAGAAACAAATCAACGCCTTCATTCGGAAGGTGTGCAACCTTTGAGAAAGATGAAACACCACCTTGGACTTGACGAGGACGGCTACCCCGTCGACCCCTTTGGAATGCGCGACGCATTCGACACCCTTTGCACAGAAGCAGATAACCTAATCCAAAAACATAAAACTATGGAACAGACCAAAATCCAAAACCTGACCCCGCAGGGTTCTTTCGAGAGCAACGGGAAGACCTTTTACAAGTTCGACTGCATCCTTGAGAACGGACAGATTGGCGAGGTGAACGCCCTCTCTCCTGACAAGTGGAGCGTAGGCGACGAGGTAGTAGTCAAAGAACACCAATCTACCAAATGGGGGCCACGCCTCAAGCTCGACAAGCCCGGCTTCTCCGGGGGGTTTACAGGCAAGAGTGGAGGCAATGACGACACGACCAAGGGAATCATTGCTTCGTGGGCTGTCGGTTGTGCCATGGCTTCGGCTGGGGCTTATGACGACAGCTACGACCAGCGCGTCCTGCACCTGGCACGCATCGCCCTCCAAGCTCGTGACCTCATCAAAAAAGAGGTGCAGCCATGAACCCCTTCTACTGGTACGAAGGTATCCCCCTCAAGGAGGGGTGGTACCTCTGCTCTTGGCAGATGGGCTCCAAGTACATCTACGACGTAGGCAAGTGGGACGGGAAGGAGTGGTTCACCCACATGACAGCCGAGCCCCAACTGTTCCACAAAATCTTCGACCCCAATGAATTCTTTGCCCAACTGGATGCAGAGGCTCAAGCCTTCGAACGTGCTCAAGCTGAACGTCAGCTTCGACAAGAGAAACAAGAAACACACGACCCTCTCTCTCTTCTGGGGGCTAATCAAATTTGAACGATGAGACGACACAACAAAACATGGACGGAGCAGGAGCTCGTAACTATGCATAAGCTACACAAGGCCGGCTCAACGGACAGAGAGATAGCCCAGATACTTGGGCGTAGCTGGCAGTCGGTCAGGCAGCAGAGAAGCCGTAAGCGTGCCGTCGTCAAGACAGCACCTTCACAGGCTAGCCTTCAGTTCGTGGAGGCTCACAAGGGCGCGAAGTACACGAGGTACATGAAGCCTTCCACTGAGGTCTCCATCCTTTGGGGACTCATCAAATACACCAAGGCATGAAAGCGTATCTCAAGACGTTGTACGGCTCACAGAAAGCGTGTGCCGAGGAGCTGGGGGTGACGACGGCCACCGTCCAGAACTGGATAAAGAAGAACCCGCGAGGCATCCTTCGCCACGCTCCAGAGATTATCCGATACAAGGACACGACCTTCACCCAGCTTATGGGTGAGGTCATGTTTCGGGAATACGAGCTCACGGAGTTGGAACCAATTAGACGGGGGGAGGTTTGAGCCTTCCCCTATCTTACCATCATGGAACGAGAATTTAAGGGGGTGTGGATACCCGCAGAGATATGGTTGGACAAGCGTTTGACCATCACAGAGAAGGCTTTTCTCGCGGAGATAGATAGCTTCACGGGCAAAGGCAAGACGTTCTACAAGACCAACGAAACCATACAGGACGAGTACGGCATCGCACCCCGCACCGTCCAAAGGATGGTGAAGAAACTCGTCGAGCTGGAGCTCCTCGAGTCTTCGTTCAACGGTCGAGTGCGACATTTGAGCCTAGGCAGGGTCGCCAAAATGACGGGGCAGACTCGCCAAAATGACGATGCTGCATCGCCAAAATGGCGACATACTTATACAAGTAACAATACAGAGACTAATACATATAAAAAAGGGGTGGTGCTTCCTTGGGATTCTGACATCTTCAAGACCGCGTGGGAGACGTGGCTCACCGAGCGCAAGGAACGAGGAACCAAAAAGTACACCGAGCGAGGCGAACAGGCCGCGCTTCATAAATTGCAAACCGATTCACAAGGGAACGAGGCCACGGCCATCCAGATAATCCACCAGAGTATCGCCCACGGGTGGCAGGGTCTGTTCCCCATCAAACAAACGCACCATGAAAAATCTACAAGCCGTGGAGTCGCAGATGGCTCTCTCATTGAAGCGCATCTCCGAAAGCTCGCCAATGACTCCGGCGAAAGCCTGGGCTGAAGGAACCAACGTCCTGGCCTCCTTCCGCCTCAACCCAGCCCGCACCGAGGCTACGCTCCTTATCCTACTCAAGGACACCCTCAACTACCTCGACTGCTCGAAGACCATCAAAGCCGACCGCGACCTGCTCGACGCTGTACACTACCTCCGCGACGAGTTCCCCGCGATGAAGCTCGAGGAGTGGCACATCATTTGCCACCGCCTCAAGACAGGCGAGTACCCCGTCCAGTACGAGCGTCTCAAACTTCCCGAACTCGTGGCTATCTTTCGACAGTACGAAGGGGAACGAGCCGAGGTACGAGAGTCCAACTGGAAGCAGCTCAAGAAGGCCACGCCCGACACCCTCTCCGACGACCAACTCCAAGCACTCTACGCCAAATATGAACAGCAACGACAAGCCAAGAAGGAAGAACTCGAGAAAGCCAAAGCCATCAAAAGCGTCCCCACCGACGAGAGGGGGAGGTGGAAAGCTATCCCGTACACCGAACCGAAGCGCGATGGTGAAGAAGGTAGACACGATGTTCTCTCAATTCGTGAGGCTCCGAGCGACCGACCACCGGGGGATGGGTGAATGCTACACCTGTGGAGCCGTCAGGCATTGGTCGGAAGTTGACGCCGGCCACTTCATGAGCCGGGCTTGCATGAGTACACGGTGGGACGAGAAGAACGTCCAGTTCCAATGTAAGCGTTGCAACGGCTTCCGGTCTGGAGAACAGTACCTCTTCGCCCAGCACCTCGACCAACACTACGGGGAAGGGACGGCGGAGGCTCTGCACATAGCCTCGAAGCAGACGCGCAAGTTCACCCACGCGGAGCTGGAGCAGATGTACTACCACTACAAGAGACTCGTCGATGAGCTCCGAAGCACGAAGGGACTTTGACCTCTGGTTCACGGAGCACTACGACGAGCTCCTACGGACAGCGAAAGCCCTCCACCCTGACGCCTACGACCTCATCCACGAGACCTACCTCTCCGTCCACCGAGCCCTCCAACGCAATCAAAGGATAGCGGACAACTTCGGAGGATATATCCACACCGCCCTGTGGAAACTCGCACAAGGGGACTTCCGTAAACTCTACGCCCGAGGCGATGCACCCGAAAAAACTTTGGTTTCCGACTACGACATACGCGAAGCCATACGCAAAGAGGAGGCGCTCATCATGGCGAACCACCTGCGTTGGTTTGATAGAACGGTGCTCGAGTTGTACCTTGAGGGCTGGAGCATGACCGAACTCTCGCGGGAGTCGGGCATCAACCGCTCCGTCCTTTACGAGTCGATTAGTCAGTCCAAGAAAAAACTCCGCCATGTTATTCGTCTCCGCGCAAAAGAGAGCAGATAGGCTGTCCGTCTGCCAAGGGTGCGAGCACTACGTCCAGCAGACCAAGAGCTGTGGCGACCTCGTGAAGGAAGCGTTCACCGACTCCCCCTTGTGTGGATGCCATATGCCCACCAAGACCAGACTCAAGACTGCCTCCTGCCCTCTGGGTAAGTGGGAGGCATACATAAAACCCGAGGACGTGCAACGAATTAAGGAGTTCCTCGACAGGGACAACGCCCACCGCACCGCCTCGGAGCTGACCTATCTCACCCAGAAGTACTTGAGCCCCACCAAGAAGGCGGGCGGGTGTGCACCGTGCAACCGCAACCTCCTGAAGGAGCTCCAAAAAATCGTCGACAATGCCGATACCTAAACCGACCCCAGAGGAGAATATGGCGGGGTTCCTCTCCCGCTGCATGGCCGACGAGACCATGGCCCAAGAATACCCCAACGAAAGACAAAGGATAGCCGTATGCGCAAGACAGTGGAAAGAGAAAGAATGAGCGAGCACCTGTGGCTCATGGTAGGGGCTATCGACAGACCCCGGACGTTCGGACGTGAGGCAGCCATCAGGAAGTGTCACCGAGCAGCAGAGCGTTGGGGCTACCAATGGAGCAAGGTCGTAAGCAAAGACCGCCACCGCGACGTCGTAGAGGCTCGTCAAATCATGATGAAGCACCTCCGCGATAGCAAGTGGACATTCTCCGAGATTGGAGAGTTCCTCGGTGGACGCGACCACGCGACCGCCATGTACGGCTCCCGCCAAGCAGAACACCTCATCGACTACGACAAGGCGTTCCGCGCCCGTTACTACGAATTCCAAAACGCATGACCCTCCGCAAAGTCAAACGAATGCTCAACGAGTCCGACGACTTCCTCGTGTTCACCATGAAGCACCACGGGGAGACGGCAGACTTCGGAGCCTTCTACCAACGTACCGAGAGCTGGGAGATACTCCTCAACCTCGCCGTGTCCGATTATCACATACGAGAAACCCTCCGCAATGTACTTACCGCCGCCGACGCTTATCGAGATTCGGAAGCTGAAGACGCATCCGAGTAACCCACGCTACATCCGGAAGCACAAGATGGAGGAGCTGAAGCGTTCCCTCGTCGAAGACCCCAAGCTCATGACGGTGAGACCCCTATTGGTCAACCCACAGATGCAAGTCTTTGCAGGGAACCAACGCCTCCGAGCGTGCCAAGCACTGGGATGGGAGGCTGTGCCTTGTGTCGTCTGCGACTGGACAGAGGAGGAGCAGGAGCGAGCCATGATAAAAGACAACGGCCACCATGGGGAGTGGGATATGGACATTCTCGGAAACAGCAACCACGACCCAGAGAAGTTGAAAGAATGGGGAGTACCCATAGACTGGGACAAGCCCGAACCCGAAGACGAACCCAAAGAACCAAAGCAATGCAAGCACTGCGACAAGATGATACCTTGACAGAGTTGGACATCAAAGACCCAAAAAAGCTGGCAATGATTGAAGCCCTCACCAAAGCCTTGGGCGTGGTGAAGATGGCTTGTGAGTCCGTGGGTATCTCAAGGCAGACCCACTACAACTGGCTCAAGGACGACCCCGCCTACAAGGAGGCTTGTAACAACCTCCCCGAAGTAGTCCTCGACTTCGCCGAACACCACCTACATAAGCTCATCGCCCAAGGCAACCCCGCCGCCACCATCTTCCTCCTGAAGACCAAAGGCAAGGGCAGGGGGTACGTCGAGCGTCAAGAGATTGAGGTGGCCGAGAAGAAACCGCTGTCGTGGTTCGTGTCTGACGACTCGACGGTATCATGAACGAGCAGACCCAAAAGAAGAAGGGCTACAAGCAAAGACGCAAGTTTAAGGCTTTGCTCAACA